ATTCAAAATATGGAAGCAGATCTGCTTCTAGAGATGACCGAAGTCGGTTTGTCTTATCTGAATGAAGAACAGTTAGAATTAGTAGAAAGGAATCTTCCTATGAATAAGAAAAAAGATGTCTCACTGGAAGCTGAAGAGGCCAAAAAAGCCGATGCTGAAGTCCAACCCGAGGACGAAAAAGCTGAAACACCAGCAACCCCAGAGAATGAGTCATCCGATGAGGAGTCTAAAGTAGACGAAGAGACCAAGGAAGTAGCTGAGAAAGCCGAAACTACTGACGCAGAAGCAACTGAGGAAGAGTCTACAGAGAAATCTGAGGGCGATGAAGCCGAAGAAACAGAAGCAAGTGGTGAGGAAGACAAAGCTGATGCCGAGGAATCTGAAGACGAAAAAGACGAATCGGAAGATGATTCGGGTAAAGAAGAAACTACAGACGAAAGCGAAGAGGACGCTAAGGATGCTGATTCAGAAAAATCTGATGAAGAGGAATCCGAAGAAAAGTCCGATAAAGCTGAAGACAATCAATTGCTCAAAGCAGTTGATGAGTTATCAAGTTCACTCAAAGCGATGGTGAAAACCAACGAAGGACTCGTTAAGAGGATTGAGGAACTAGAAATTCAACCAGCAGACCGCAAAACCGTTGAAGTCAAAAAGACTGTAGGCGACGATGACTCTGAAGAAGTCGATGCCAAGTCTCTGATTAAAGAGAGGGACGAAAAGATTGCCGAGTTAAGAAAAACTCACGCAACAGACCCTGGTCTATTCGGTTTGACTCAAAGGATCCGTTCTGAGTACGCTTCCAAAATTAAATAGTCAAAGTAAAAGTTTTAGAAAGTTATTAAAATATTAATTGCTCAAGCAAAAGAAAGGCACAAAGATATGGACACTCAAGCACAATTGAGAAAAACCTTATTGGAGGCCGCATCCTTATTGGAAAAATCCAGTAAGCTAGAGCAGGGCGTGGACGAAGCAGCATCAATGCTCATGAAAGACGCCATTTACACAACTACCTCAGGTGCATTCGCACAGAGGGAACATTTGGATACCCAAATTGGGGACATCACTCGCAGAAACACTCCGTTTTTGGACAGAGTAGCCAAAGTTGCCGCAAATGGTAAAACACATGAGTGGGATATGGTTACAGCACTCGGTTCTAACGACACAGCAGTCGCCGAATGTGGAACACCAGTTGAAAATGATGCAACAATCACTCGCTACAGTGCACAAATTAAGACATACGCCACAAGCGTAAAAGTCTGTGATTTAGCACAGTGGGCGGCAAGTGACTACTTTGACTTAATGAATCTTCATTTGGAAAAAGGAATGCGCAAAATTCTCCATGACGTAGAAAAGAAAGTCTACTACGGAAATCATGATGGTACAGCTACCAATGATTTCTCTGGCCTGTACAAGCTTATTGCCGATTACGCAGGTGCAAGCAACACTATTAATGCAAGTGGGAATCCTATTTCCCAAACTTACATAGACAACGCTATTCAAGCTGTTGTTGACAATGGTGGCACACCTACGACCATGTATATGGGAGCCAAAGACTTGAGGGATTTCGCAGCTCTATGGGCTAACAAAGTCGTTTACAACGACCCAAGTGCTGGGATGACGTTTGGATACAATGTAGCTCGCTACATGTCCTGGGCGGGACCAATCGAGGTTATACTCGACCCATTCTTGACAGCGGCTAATTCGCCAAACAACCCCAACACTGATGCGTTTATCGTTGACATGAACGAAATTGCACTAGCTCAAACCGAGCCTATGTATCGTCTACCAACTTATCGTGGTTTAGACCTCGCTGAAACTCAAACAGTGGTCTGGAACATCGTGTTGGAAGTACGTGTACCACAATGGCAAAGTTGTGTCAAAAACTTAGGTTGATATATCAATCTAAATTGATGGTAAGCTATCATTGACAATCTACGTATTTTGATATATAATCAAAATATGGAAATCTCTCAAAATGCGGAAATCAGTAAGAAAAAAATAGTAAAAGATGAAAAACCTACCAATAGAGATTCTAAAGGTAGGTTTTTTCGTGGTTCACCAAGTGCTTTTAAAGGAAAAAAACATTCTAAAAAAACTAAAGAAAAAATGTCAAAGTCAAGAAATGAATATTTTCAAAGAGTAGACATGAATGAATATAGGAAATACCACATAGGCAAGAAACAAACCGAAAAAACAATTAAAAAAAGAGTGGATAGTGTTAAAAAAAAATGGGCAGAAGATAAAGAATGGGCTAAAAAAAGAAGAAATCAGATAAAAAAACAAAATCAAGATCCCAGAATAAGGGTTAAAATATCTAAAGCTCTTAAAGGCAAACCAAAATCAGAAGCACACAATAAAAAAGTATCAGAAGCTATTAAAAAATGGTGGAAAAATCGTGAAAACAGAAAAAGAATGACTGGTAAAAATGCCTTTTATTGGAAAGGTGGAATTACGCCATTAAGAAAACTCATTAGACATTGTGCAAAGTATAAAGAATGGCGACTATCAATTATGGAAAGAGATAATTATACTTGTCAAAAATGTAATAAAAGAGGTGGTTGGTTAGAAGTAGACCATTATCCTGAAAGTTTTTCTGATATATTTCATAAAAATAATATTAAAACATTAGAAGAAGCATTGAGTTGTAAAAAATTTTGGGAGATAGAAAATGGCAGAACATTGTGTAAAAAATGCCACATAAATAATTGAGATGATAGCACACTTGCCTTCCCCTTTTTGAAAGTGTTATACTATTAATGTTAATTAAATAATTAATAAAATAGTAAAAGATATATATGAAAGATTTAGTAATAGTTAAAAGTAAAACAATTAATAACGAGTCTGTTCCTGTAATCATTAACGTTGCTGAAGTAAGGCATGGCGAGATAATGGACCAACGTGAATTGTCCAGAAGCTACATTTTCGAAGATTTCGAATGTGTTATACCTATCAGATATGCTAAATTACTCGTTAAGCAACTTCCAAATGAATTTCACATAGACAGAGCTGTAGAGAAAAATGCCTCAAAGTCAGTTCAAAATGCCATCAAAAGCTCTAAGATAAAGCTTGATGGATTAACATGTGAAATTTGTGGACAGGAAAACATTAAAAGTAAAGCTGGATTAACAGCTCACATCAGATATAACCACCCTGAGAAGTTTGCTGAGTTATATCCAACCAAGGTTAAGCCTCGAAAAAAGGTTATTAAGCCTCAAAAAAAAACTAAAAGTAAAGTAAAAAAATCTTAGGAGAAAATATATGATTTACGGAAACGCTCATAATCTAAAACTAACGGTAGCCACAGGTACCGCTGAAGACCAAAACCTTGATACTATTGTTAAGTCAGAAAAGCTACTCAAGATTACTCCTACAGTGAACATGTATGTTCTATTAACAGCTAAATCAAGCACAACCAATGCAGATGCAGACGACTACTTGATGATAGCCAATAAAGAATACGAGTTCTCTGTTGGGACAGGAATCGATAGAATAGCTCTTTTTAATGCCAGTGGCGGTCCTGGGTTCGCCCACGTCATGGTGATGTATTAAAATTAGACTTAGAATAGTTAAAGGAAAAGTTTAAGTTCATGAAAATAATTTATGTATTGCCCGATTTAAGGGTCAGTGGAGCTACTACAATATATGAACAGGCTGATAGATTGGCCGAGCTTGGTCATGACGTCCGCATTACCTCGCTAAATGAATTAGCGAGTGTCGATTTATATCCCCTTAAAGTTATCCCTCAGAAACTACAAGAATCCCTACAAGACTTTGAAACCGCAGATGCAATTATTGCTATGAATGCAGTTTGTGCGTTTTATATCAATGACCTAGAAACTCAAGCTAAAAAGTTCTATTTACTCATTAATGAGGAATTTAACTTCTATCCAAAAGCTCTGTTCAAAGCAAAATATAAAAACTTAGATGAAGACAGAATCGATATAGAGAGATCTACACAAAAGAAATACATAGAGGCATCCTACAATCTAGATATCCGTTACCTTACGGCTAACGATGATTTGGCTGCAATGTTGAGTCAATACACCAAAAAGATTGATGTTGTGCCCATTGGAGTCAATTCAGGCTTAATTTACCCAGACATAGCAATTCCCAAGGGAGATAAGCTTAGAGTGGTCGTAGAAGGTTCTCTGTCGCCCTGGAAGGGTATCCAGACTATTAACAGAGCACTAACCAATTTCTCACACCTTGAATTTGATTTATGGAGCATAAGTGATGGACCAGCACCCCTTAAATCAGATAAGCATTGGAGGAATCCAGATTACGAGACTGTACGAAGAGTTTTATCCTCAGCCGATATTCTCATAAGAGCGTATACAGAGGATGGTACTGCAGAGATTCAAGCATGGGCTATGACTTGTTGTTGTGCAGTGCTTACCACAAAAACATCTGGAGCTAAAATGTTTTGCAACAATAAAAACTCTGTTATGATCAAGATGAATGATTATAAACAGTTGGCCGAAGAACTAAAGTTATTAATGAAAAACAAAGCTAAAAGGGAAGAGTTTATAAGGAATGGCTTGGAAACAGCTAAAAAGCTCAGTTGGGAATCATCGATTAAAGTTTTAGAATCAGTTCTGAAAGGAAGGAGACCATCTTATGGCAGGAAAAGTTCAAAAACCAAATAGATTAAAAATACTTTTTATACCTCGGGATTCAAAAGGATGCGGATTTTATCGCATGTTAGTTCCTGCTAATGAGATTAAAAGACAAGATTTGGCTGACGTTGTAGTCAACTTTGGCTGGGAATGGAAACTTATTGAGTGGGCCCACATCATCATTGTTCAAAGAATGACTGACATTGAAGCCTACGAATCATTTGAGCAGGCACACTCAATCGGTAAAAAGATTGTCTTCGAGATAGATGACTTTGTTAATGCTATCTCACCAACCAATCCTTCATTTGATTTCTGGAGTCCTTTTGGA